AATGTACAGGAAAGAGGTTGCGTTATGTTGCGTAAATTAAAATTATACGGAGAGTTGGCTAAGTTTATTGGTCATAAAGAATTTGAAATTAAAGTGCATAGTCTCCCTCAAGCTATTAGTTTTTTAGTAAATAATTTTCCAGAAGTTGAAGCCTATATGAATCCCAAACATTATCAGGTAAAAATTGGTAATTATGAAATTAATGAAGATGAACTAAATTTTCCTATAGGTCAACAAGATATTCATATTATTCCTGTAATATCAGGAGCAGGAGATGGTTTTGGTCGGTTTTTATTAGGTGCTGCTTTAATCGGTGCGTCATTTTTCTTCCCAGGAGCAGGATTATTTGGAACTACTGGATTATTTGGTGCTGGTACTGCTGGTGTTGTTGGTGTTTCCTCAACAGGTGTATTACTTGGAACAGCTATTGGTACGGGACTAAGTGCGATTGGTGCTGGTTTAGTGCTTCAAGGTGTTGGTGAAATGTTATACCCAACTCAAAATCCTGAGTTTGAAGATAATCCACAAATATCATTTAACTTTGCTGGTACGCAAAATACAGCAAGGGCTGGTACTCCAGTTCCTATTGTTTATGGAGAGATATTTACAGGTTCAGTTGTTATAAGTGGTGATGTAGATACAGAAGCGGTACAGGTATGATTGAAGATAACAAGTTTATTGCTGGATCTGGCGGTGGTGGCGGTAAAGGTGGCGGTGGTGATCCACCGACTATTGCTGAAGATAATTTACATAGTAAACAGTTTGCTACCTTACTCGATCTCATTTCTGAAGGTGAAATAGAAGGTTTTTCTAGTCCATCCAAAGAAGGCCGAACCAAAGGTACTACTGCATATAAAAATGCTGCAAAGAAAGATATTTTTTTAGACAATACTCCAATTTTAGCTTCTACTGCTGATTCAACTAATCCTCAAAGTGTTGACTTTAATCATCAAAATATAGATCTTGATATACGTTTTGGTACAAATCCCCAAACTAAAATGGAAAAAGTTTCGGGAAGTTCTTCTGTTTTTAATGTTGGAGTAGAAGTAGCAAATGGCAGTCCAATTACTAGGCAACTTACTAATAATAGTGATTTAGATGCCGTAAAAGTTACTGTTACTGTTCCTCTTTTGCAAGTTGTTGAAGAAGATGGTGATATCACAGGTTCTTCAGTAAGTTTTGATATTCAACTTCAATACAATGGCGGTGGTTTTACTACAGTTCATTCTGACACCATTAGAGGTAGAACCGCAGATGCTTATAATAGAGAATACAGAATTGCTCTTACTGGTGCTCATCCTGTTGATGTTCGTCTTGTAAAAACATCTGAAAACAGTACAGACAGAATACAAAGAGATTTAATTTGGCAATCTTTTTCAGAATTGGAAGATGATTCAAATACATATCCTGATAGTGCCTTTACAAGATTACGTTTAGATTCAGAATTTTTTAGTAGGATTCCTGCTAGAAAATTTAGAGTTAGAGGAGTAAAAGTAAGGATTCCAGGAGCAGGAGCTAACTCATCTGGTACTCCAACTGTAGATCTACAAACAGGAAGAATACAATATCCCACTGGTTATATTTTTAATGGCGTAATGGGTGCTGCTCAATGGACAACGTGCCCTGCGATGATACTTCTTGACTTACTTACTAACACTAGATATGGATTAGGTAATCATATTATTGATAGTAATTTAGATTTATTTTCTTTTGTAACCGCCAGCAAATTTTCTAATGCTCTTGTGTCAGATGGATTTGGAGGACAAGAAGCTAGATTTGCTTGCAACATAAATATTCAGACAAGTGTTGAAGCATTTGATGTTATAAGGACTTTATCAGGAATAATGAGATGTATGCCTATCTGGTCTGAGGGTGCATTACTCCTTACTCAAGATAGTCCAAAAGATCCAAGTTATTTATTTACATTAGCTAATGTAGGGCCAGAAGGTTTCAGTTACACAGGAAGCAGTTTAAAAACTAGAAGTACTGTTGTAGCGGTCTCGTATTTTAATATGGAGACTAGAGATTTAGATTTTGAAGAAGTTGAAGCAGAAGCAGCTTATAGAAGTAAATATGGACTTCATGTTAAAAGGGTAAAAGCATTAGGTTGTACAAGTAGAGGTCAAGCCAGAAGATTTGCAAAAGCAATATTATTTTCTGAACAAAGAGAAACTGAAGCTGTAAACTTTTCTGTATCAATGGAATCTGGGATAGTTGTTAGACCTGGAACGATTATCAGCATTGCTGATCCAGCAAGATCAGGTGTAAGAAGAGGAGGAAGAATTGCTAGTGCTACAACGACTCAGATAACTGTAGATGATTCGGATGCTACTGATTTGTCAACTGAAAACAATCCTAAATTAAGTGTGATAATGCCAAATGGAACAGTTGAGACTAAAAATGTAACTGGAATATCAGGAAAAATAATTAGTATTGATTCTTCTAGTCCATTTAGTACAACTCCAAATTCTAATACTGTTTGGTTACTTGAGAATGATACTGTTGCTGCTCAATCATTCAGAGTAATGTCTGTTGAAGAGCGAGATGGTGTTAATTACGGGATCTCTGCTTTAGCTTATGTAAATGAAAAATACGCATTTATTGAAGATGGAGAGACAATAACTCCACAACAAATATCAGTTTTAAATCTTCTCAAGCTTCCTCCTACTGGATTATCAGCAGATGAAGTGATTGTTCTAATTAATAATCAGCCTGTATCTAAATTAATTGTTAGATGGCAGCCTGTAACTGGTGTTTCTAATTATATGGTTAATTATAGATTTGATGATAATAATATTGTTTCTGCTACAACAAGTAGTCCTGATTTTGAAATATTTAACACAAAAGTAGGATCCTATGAAGTATCTGTTCGTAGTTTAAATGCTGCATTAGAACCTAGTGCTACGGCTGCTACAAGAACTTTTACAACCATCGGTAAAACTGCTGTTCCTGCTGACGTTACTGGACTTACAGGTGAACCGATAAATGATAAGCAGATGAGATTACGTTGGAATTTAGCAACAGATTTAGACGTTACTCATGGTGGTCGTGTTTATGTAAGACACTCTACGAAAACCGATGGATCGGGAACATTCTCAAACGCTACTGACTTAGTAAAAGCATTAGCTGGTAATACAACAAGTGCTGATGTTCCATTACTTGAAGGAGAGTATATTCTTAAATTCCAAGACGATGGAGGTAGATTCAGTAATGGTGAAGCAAGTGTAATTATTGATTTACCAGATACCTTAGATGCAAAACTTATTCAGACAAGAAGAGAAGATTTAGACGTTCCAAAGTTTCAAGGTACGAAAACTAATGTTGCTTTTGACGCTACAACAAATTCTCTTAACTTAACTGGTGTAGGTCAGTTTGATAGTATTACTGATTTTGATTTAGTTTCATCTATTGATGATGTGGGAGGTATTGCACCATTAGGTACTTATGAGTTTGGTGGAACGGCAGGAGGTACTACTTTAGATTTGGGAGATGTATTTAGTCTTGATCTTAAACGTCATTTCTTAACAGAAGCATTTTTCCCATCTGATCTATTTGATTCAATACCAGACTTAGATGCAAGAGGAGACTTTGAAGGTTTAACTGCAACAGAAGTAAACGCAGAGATGTTAGTAAGAGTTACACAAGATAACCCTAATACTGGATCTCCTACTTACTCTAGTTTTCAAACTTTTACAAATGGAACTTATAAAGGAAGAGGTTTTCAATTTAAGGTGAATTTAACAAGTGATGATCCAGCACAGGATATTCGGGTATTTCAGTTAGGCTATACAGCTTCTATGCAAAGAAGAACTGAGCAAAGTCCTTCAACTTTAAGAAGCGTTGATTCAAATAATAATCCTGTTGCAAAAGCAGTTACGTTCCAGCATCCTTTCTTTGTTGGTACTGCTGATACTGAAGGTGGAGCAAATAGTATATTACCTTCAGTTGGTATTACTGCACAGAATATGCAATCTGGAGACTTTTTTGAATTAAGTAATGTCACTGGAACGGGATTTACTGTCCATTTCAAAAACTCTTCAAATGCTTCAGTTGATAGAAATTTTACCTATCAAGCTGTCGGATTTGGTAAAGCAAGTTAGAATAGGTTCAATGTTACTTTTTTAAATGGCTAGACCAGGATCTACTACCAGCGAAACAGGTAATAATTATAATACCGCCAACGGAACGGGTGCTGCGGTTCGTGCAAAGATCAATGAAATATTTACAGCCTTAAGAACATTTAGTTCTGGAAGTAGTGATCCATCAGGAGCAGCAAATATAGCTCAGTATCAGGCTCACATAAACACCTCTACAAATTTATTAAAAATAGCAACAGCAGTTTCGGGAGATAGTGCAACTTATAACACGTTAGGAAATATAACGCTTGATAATTTAGGTCATGTTGTGGCAGCAAGTCCTACGATGACAGGTGATGTTACGATGTCATCTACTGGATTTTTAAAAGTTCCTGTTGGTACAACAGCACAAAGACCAGGATCAGCAGCAGCAGGACAGTTTAGATATAACTCGACCACAGGAGAATTTGAAGGTTATACAAACGCTTGGGGATCTATTGGTGGCGGTGCTGGAGCTACGGGAGGAGGTAATGATGAAGTATTTTTTGAATCGGACACTAACGTAACGACAGATTATACAATAACGTCAGGAAAAAATGCACACACAGTAAGCCCTATTATAAATAGTGGTGTCACTGTGACCGTGCTATCTGGCAGTTTACTTGTTATTCTTTAATTATGGCATTAAACATTAACGGCACTACTGGTATTTCTGGAGTTGACGGATCAGCTTCCGCACCAGCATTACAGGGAACAGACAGTAATACAGGAATAAATTTTGCATCTGATACTGTCAATATCAATACAGGTGGAACGACTAGAGCAACTGTTGATAGCTCTGGGAAAGTTGGAATTGGTACAACGAGTCCATCAGGAGTTTTGCATCTTCATAAAGCTGATAGTGGAACTATAGATGGTTTAATGATTACCAATACATCTACTACTAATAATGGATTAACTGTTGGTGTTAACAGTAATGAACAACCTTTCTTCTGGAATGGTAGCAATACTGATATGCTTTTTGCTACTAATAATACAGAACGTATGCGTATTAAATCGAATGGAAACACAGATTTACAAAGTGCAGAAACAGCTCAAGGTACTGCAGTTCTTCATCTTTTAAAAAATAGTGCGAATGGTAGTGTTCAATCCGACATGATTGCTTTTGATGTCGGTGGTGCTGGTAGGGGAAAGATCGTAGCTGCTTCTAGTGGTAGTGGTACCCCCTCATTTAGTACCTATTCGGATAGAAGATTAAAAACAAACATCAAAGACTACATAAGTGGTTATGACAAGATTAAATCTATAAAAGTACGTAGTTATGATGAAGTTTCAAATGATGATACTAAAGCAGTAATTGGCGATACTCCAGCAACAGGTGTTATTGGTTATATTGCTGATGAGTTTCAAGAAGTATTTCCAGAAGGAGTCAGAGGAACAAAAGATCAAGTTGACTCTGACGGAAAACCTATTTACCAAAGTATTAGTGATGGTTTGCTAACTCCTCATTTAGTGCAAGCTTTACAGTCAGCTATGGCTAAAATTGAAGTATTGGAAACAAAAGTAGCTGCATTGGAGGCTGGATAAATGACCGCAAAGATTAAACTAAACGCAGCATCAGGTGGTGGGTCTTTCAGCTTACAAGCACCCTCATCATCTAGTAATAACAGAGTTATTAGCTTGCCTGATATTGCAGATGGAACGCTTGTTACAAGTCAAAGCACATTAGACGCAACAAAACTTTCTGGAAATTTACCAGCCATAAGTGGAGCAAGTTTAACAGGTATACAACAACTGAAGGCTTGGCTTACATTTGATGGATATAATAACAACATTAGGGCAAGCTATAACATAGCTAGTGTTGTTGATGATGGCACAGGAAATTATAATATTTTTATTGATAATGATTTTACAGATACTAATTATTGTTGGACTGCAACCTCTAGTACAGCAACTGGAACAGAAAGTGAAATAAGAAGCGTTGGTTTCGCAGATTCAAACAGTACTATTAGCAATAATGCACAATTAGTTGGTTCTACAAGAGTTAAGAATGTATTAACACAAAGTAATACTTCTATTGATACTAGATATCTTATGGTTCAATGGATTAGATAAATTATGGCTAACTCTGACGTACGATTTATTTACACAAATGAAGATGGTTCTATCAGTATTGTTTGTCCAGCAGATAATACAAATTTAACATTAGAACAAATCAAAGCAAAATCTTGTCCTAGTGGAAAGACAGTTTATACTGTTAATAAATCTGCAATTCCTACAGATAGGAGTTTTAGAAACGCTTGGACTTATACGGAGTAAATTATGGGATTTGGTATAGACATGGCAAAAGCCAGAGAGATACATAAAACAAATATAAGAAATGCAAGAACACCAAAACTTGCAGAACTTGATATTGAGTTTCAAAAAGCATTAGAGACAGGTGCTAGTACTACTGATATAGTTAGTAAAAAGCAAGCATTGAGAGATGCCCCTGCTGATTCTGCGATTGAAAGTGCTTCTGATACAGATGGATTGAAAGCACAATGGAACACATCTATTCTTGGAGACTCACCTTATAGTTAATTATGTCAGAGATCAAAGTCAATTCGATAAAAGGGGTAGGAGCTACAGATGCTGCTATTACTGTCAACAATTCTGATGGAACGTGTACTGCCAATATTACTAATAGAAGCAATAGAAACAAGATAATAAATGGTGGGATGACTGTTAGTCAAAGACAGACATCAACCACAAATAGTAGTGCTTTTGTTGTTGATAGATTTAAAGCGGAAGTTACACAAATGGATCAATTAGTTCAAACACTTGAACAAAGTTCAGATGCACCTGATGGTTTCGGCAAGTCTATAAAAATAACAACCACCACACCAGAGAGCTCTATAGCTTCTAATGAACAGTTTAGAATACAAACTAAATTAGAAGGTCAAGATTTTCAAGATTTAGCGTATGGTAGTTCGGCTGCTAAAACTATAACAATTTCTTTTTACGTTAAAGCCTCTATAACGGGAACTTTTGGATTTACTGTTTATAGGGAAGATAGTACAGATAGGGTAATTACAGCACCATATACAATTAATTCTGCCAATACTTGGGAAAGGAAAACTATTACTATTCCTGGCGATACTGCTGGTCCTGCAATTACAAACGATAATACTGAACGATTCAGACTTATGTGGGGTTTAGCTGCTGGTGCTAATTTTAATACTGCATCTCCAAGTTGGGGTAATTATAGTTCCGCTTACTTACTTGGTGGTCACGTTACAAATAGTTTAGTAACTACAAATAATGCTACTTGGCAACTAACAGGAGTTCAGTTAGAAGTAGGCAGCGTGGCAACAGATTTTGAGCATAGGTCATATGGTCAGGAGCTTGCTTTATGTCAAAGATATTTTTATTTATTACAAGCAAATACTACTTCATTTTTGCCAA